GCGGTGTACCAGCTCCACCTTGGGTATAAGCTAGCATGGGGTTGAGTCCTGCAGCCTTTAAGTCTGCTACGGCTGTTTGGTATTGAGTAGCCCTCATTCGCTCCTGAAAGTCCATCATCTTCGAGGCTTGTTCAGCACTTGCAGCATTTTGTGCCTGACCGCCTACTAAAGATGTGGCAGCACCTATCCCCGAACCAATAAGGCTGGCGATAGGTTGCGTGATTGCGCTAAAGAATCCCATTAGAAGTGATCGATTAAGCCGGGTACAGAGTACATCGGCATTGGTCGAGCTTTTTTAACATTAAAGAAGCTATCAAAAATGATTTGCTGTCCGTTTGCTGATGCACCTACGGCAAGCACCCGTGATACGGGAGGTGTATCTTGAATGAATGTGTTGTTTAGGGTTGGCAGTGAAGTAAAGCGTTGGGCTAAATGCCACGCGTCAATAGTACCTGCAGCAGTGCTTCGGAATAGGCTAGATATACGACTTGGCATATAGCGATATTCAGCCCATCGCTCTTGATAGCCAAACACTCCACTGTCGTTTGCATCGCCTCGTACATAGATTTCCTCGTTTAATACAGCTTGTTCGCCTAGTGTAGCGAAAGCTGGGAAGTAGAAGTCATAACGGGTATTACGGTTCCACATACGGTGGAGACCTTGTTGATAGGTTAGATCAGCTCTTACGCTAACCATCCCGATGACAATGCCATGTTCAGTGCTTGAATAAGTAAATCCATGATTACTAGCCAAACCAGTACCCATAGCACCAAGTGTGCCAAGAGGGGTAGTTTGTCCAGTTTGTCCTGTACCCGAAGTCTGAGCGATCGGGTTGATGTTAATGTGGGTAGAACCGCCTCCGATGTATTCCGGCCGTTGGAGCCTTGCATCAGGCGAGACCACACCGAAATGGCTTCTGATGATTTCTGTGTATCGTGTTCCTCCACGTGCGTCCCTTTCAAGGAGTTTTTGGATTTGGAATGATGTACGTAATTGGTTAATTGTTGCTGATGTTGCTTGTGATAAATCAGCATATAAGCCTGATAAGAATCCGGGTCCTACGACACCGAGTGATTCGTTAATAGCTTGTGTTCCACCGGGTACGGTGTTCACGTTTGTGCCATACGTTCCCGTATAGGCTTTGAGTGTGGATGTGCCTGCATCTGCAGTCAATCCGAATCTTGTTGTTCCGTCGGTTAGTCCTAAAGTTAAGCCTGTACCGAATACGGGAGCAGATGTCCCGAGCGGTAATGAGACGGCCGTTCCCTTTTGTGGCCAAGGTAAGGCAGACGTGAAATAGTCCTTTCGTTTTCCACGTCGTAATAGTGTGTAGTTTGCAACGTTATCCGGACCATCTCCAAGGTCAACGGTTACTGAATTTTGTAAGTTCTCGTCTCTGAACCAGGAGTTCCAACAGAGGTTGTATCCCCTTGTCCAAAATGCACAATGGGATACGGTGCCACCAGCAGCCATTTGACCTACGGTCGGCAGTCCCATGTAGTCTTGGAGGCTGCCTATTGCGTAACCGCCTGCTGGGGTTACTTGTTGCGGTACTACGTATGAAATCGAGTCCGCAGGGTTGTTTTGTTCTCCCATGAATTTTTGCCAGTTTGACCATAGCAAACGATTGGGGATAAAGAAGAAGAAGGAATCCAAATGCATGTTGTCCATGATTGGATATAGTGGTGTTGCCAGTCGTGCGAACGCTGTCATGTTGCACCGGAAAGTATCTCCGGGTAGCATTTCGTCCACATATACTGGGACGAGGAAGCCAGCATCGAAGGTAGTTTTATGTGTTGATTGGCAGTCAAATGACGATCGCGGAATATCCGCTTTTGGAATCATTGTGAACTTATGAACATCTACACTCTTGTTACGATGCATGGTTTTTTGTCCTTTGATTTTGCCTTAGAAAGGTCGCTTGGGTTCGCTTTCGCTCCCCAGGCTTCCTTTCGTACAGGCTTAGTTTTATTCGTTAATTTTTACTTGTTTGCCTAAAGATACAAGTTTGGGTTGGTCATGAGTTTGAATCATGCCATTATTGTCATCGAATTCGCCTAATTCAAATAGGTCGAAATCGTCTGAGTGGTTATAGAGTTGGTTATCGTCTGCTTTACGATTAACTTCGTCGCTAAAGCTCCTAATGGCTTCGCCAATTGATCGAACGAACATTGGTCGACCGAACGCGTCTGCTGCTCGGTCTTTTACTGAACATAATGTGAGTTTCATGTTTTTTCCTAAGTGAGGGTTCTTTTAAGTAATTGAAGTTTTGCCTTTGTTACTTGCTCTTTTACTGCAAGTCGTTCGAGGGTATTGTCTTCATGGTTGAGTTTACCGGCTTTTTCACGTTTGTGGGAAATTTCTTCGTATTCGAAGGGATAATCTATTTGTTGAATTTTGTCATAGTAGCGCGGGGGCTTTGTTTTTTTGCCGTTGATTACCACGTAATCATTAGGGTACACGTCGGAACGGTACTTTTTTAACCATTCTGCGCCAATACCGGGTTTTAAGGACATTCTGTTGTATTCGGGTTCTAGCTTTACTAGCTCTCCGGTGGAAATGTCACAGTATGTATAGTGCTCCTCTCGGGTAATGTGCTGCTGATTTCTATCCATTTCTCCGTTGTACTTTTGCATAATATATCGAGCAATGTAAGCAGCTGATTCGAATGTAACGTCTCCAATGGAGGAATAACCATGTGTCCAGAGCTTTTCAAGGTGATCGGATCTATATATGAGAGAACCAGAGGAAGTCCTTTTGAGAAGTTTCTTATCATGAAAATCGTATCCGAAGATACAGGCGTGGAAGTGAGGTCGGCCGAAACGTTCGCCGTATTCTCCAGCCATGTAGTAACGTATTCTTGCAGGGGCAATGGACTTCCTGAACCTCTTAAGGAATTTTTGGAAGTCTGTTTTGATGAGTGAGCGGGATTTGAGATTTTCTTCATTGTATGTGAGGGTAATGAAACAGTTTTTTTCGTGCAGTTGGGCTTCGTGCATACAGCGCACAGCCCACTGGCGTGATTTTTCCAATCTGCAGCCTACGCATTGACCGCAGGGCAGTTGGATTTTGTTGGAGTCAGGGCATTCTTTAAACGAAATTTCGTTTTTAAGCTTCCCTGCCACCATGTACGGCATAAGATATGCCGTTAAGGGTTTATAACAAGCCATGTGAGGTGACTTGGAGGTTTTTAGAGCCTCCAGCCTCCACGTTGAGGGGCTGTCTGCATATTAGCTGACTTAGTTTTAGTCGTGTTCCTACGGAACGATTTAGCTGATTTCCGTTTGTTAACGGGTTTTCTGTAAAGTCCCATTTTATGTCCTTGGTTATTGAGTTTTTGGGGTACTGGTGTCACCTAGCACAGTTACATCTAGTGGAGTAACTGTGCTGTCCGCTTTTTCTTGCGAAAAATGCGGGTTTACGAGACCAAGCTTAACAGCTTCGTCTCGATTATTTTCATCGCTTAAAAAGTCGATGAGTTTAGCTGGTTCGTTATCGAACCGAGCTCGAATTTGGGCTGGTAGAGTATCAAATTCGTCCTCTGCTGCCATAACGGCATTAAGGGCAGAGTGGTAGTCGTCTATACCCGAGAAATCGCCATAGCGGGGCGATAATGGGTTTTGGGGTAATAGACCGGTAACGTTGAAACGTTCCAATATATTATTTATGTCGCATTCGTCCGCGAAATGCTGCTGAGTCAGGGAAGCATCCTCACAATGCAACCCCGACTCATTTGACGCAGCATCCGTGTCGTATGCGTAAGGTTGACGTATTTTGATCGGTTTCATTTTATTCCAAACGATTTAGATGAGGGTTTAGTAAGTTTGGGATATTGGTGAAATCTATCCCAAGTATGGTGAAGCATATTCTTTACGTCTTGATAAATAGGCTTCATACTGGACGGGGCGCTGCCACTTTCTGCCAGTCCAGTTAATTCATTTGTGTATCTAGTTTGAGAGCCTAAATATCGTGTTTGAGCATTTGATTGTAGCTGTTGTGCAGCTTGTAGTGCACTTGATGATCTTAGTTGGTCAATTTGAGCATCGCGAAGCTGACCAAATTTGCCATAGCCGGGAAGTTGAGCTATTTCCCGAGCTGTATTTGCCCTTGCAAGGGCAGCCTGATCGAGAGATAAAAATCGATCGGCATTAGTTTTTTCCGCTTGTTCTTCCAACAAGACGTTTTGAGAGCGCATGTTGTTATATTGCGCTACCGCTAACGCTCCCTCTTTTGCAGATGTTCCAGCAGCTCCAAGTGGATTACCGACCGGTGCCATTGCTCCTGGCGGTGTACCAGCTCCACCTTGGGTATAAGCTAGCATAGGGTTGAGTCCTGCAGCCTTTAAGTCTGCTACGGCTGTTTGGTATTGAGTAGCCCTCATTCGCTCCTGAAAGTCCATCATCTT